GTAATTGCATACAACCAACAATACCCTTTTGTGGGTCTAATTTTAGGTACACAAAATTATCACCATATTTACAAGTGTTTCTAATCCACATTTGTAAGTTTGTATTAATATCTAAAGTATTATTAAATAACTCAACAAGAATTGCTTTAATCCTTTTAGATTCAGAATAAATTTGTAAAATGTAACCATCTTGGTTTGGTGTTGTTGATTCTTCAGCATAAATGTCAAGAGCTGTTGAAATCTCTGGTGTAAACTCCATTGATTCGTAGTCATAGAACGCGGCCAATCTTGTTGGTTCATAATAAACAGCTTGAGTATAAAGGTTATTTTCAATTTTTGTCCATTGGCCAGCCAAATATAACGATTGTTGAGCTTGGAGTTTTTCAAGTTCATACTCTTGTTTATCTGTGGTTCTTAATAATTCTTTTTTGTCAAATTTGTAAGTTGGTATATCTTGTTGTAATAAACCATTTGGACCAAAAGTTTGTGATAACCTTTGAAATATTGTTAAATTTTTATTATTTTCTGCCATATTTTAAATGTAGATATTTTTATATCTTTATAAATACTTGCAACTAACACCAGATTAAGTTATCAAATCCTTGTGTTACAATATCATCAAAAAGTTGAGTTTCTATGTAACAAGTTGTAATTGGAATTGTGGTTGTTGTAGTTGTTGTGGGTGGAATTACTTGTTTTGTACTTTCTTTTGTAATAATTTGTTTATTAAATGTCTGTACGAATTTTTTGATATTATAAATCTCTTGTCCATTAACAATAAGTTTTGAACCACCAATATAATTTCCAGACCTTTTTCTTCTTTCTAATCCCATTTTTATAAATATTATCTTCCACCAAATAACCAGGAATACGTCATATAATCATTCTTGGTTGGTGTGTTTACTTCTCTACCATATCTATCCACCATTCCAGGTATACTAGGTAAAACCGGATCAAAATGTAATTGTTTTCCAATATTACTATTATCTGACACGGTCCAGGACTCAATCATAACCTTTGTTTTTTCAGTTACTTTTTCAAGTTTTGAAAACGAGGATTCACCAACATAAATGGCCATAGAAATACCCATAATAAGGTCATCGTGTTGTCCCCTTTGATGGTCAGGTCTTCCATTGACATATACAAAAGTGTTCATTTCATTATATAAACGGACACTTTTAATTTTAAATTTATGTCTTACATATTCCTCAAAAGCGGCAATAATTTGAACTCGTTTATTATTAAAATTAATTCCTGGTATTTTATCTGCTGAACTTTTATTAACTGCCCAAATATTCATAGTATCAATACCGTCAATATATAAGTTCTTATAACCCAATTCTTGCATTTTTCTAACCGTTGTAATACCCATACCACCGGTAATATCCACAACACAAAATGCGTTATACATTAATCCCCATTTATAAGCAATTTCAGCTAAAGCATCTGGTGGTATTTTCCCAACATATTCTAAAACTTGTTCTCTTTCATCAAAATCAATTATTTGAATAGATGAAAAGTCTTCACTATCCCCACGGGATACGTCAACACCCATAATGTATTTATGTCCTTGTTCTGGTTCTTTCCACATCCATAAAGAATTTCCCATCAATTTAGTTGGGGCATCCTCTATTGTGTTTTGTTTAATATAGTCTAATTGTTTTGCTTCAAATACGTTATCTCCAGATCCTAGAAATTCACAGTTAAGCTCTTGGTTAATTTTACGTTTATCGTATTTTAACTTTTTAACCATTTTTTCATACCAAGTAGAACAAGGTTTATATCCTTGTGAGAAATATTCTTTTATTTTTTCATAATCCCTTTCATATGGGTTGGAATCGGCAAATGAAATATTCCCAGAATGGTCTTTTTCGTCTTTATTTAACAAATAATCAACCATATCATCAGTTGGTACCAAAAATAAATCTTTTGAATATCTTGGGTCGTTCCACCAAAACATTTCAGAAATCTTAAAGTTATTAATACCTTTTGTTGCTTGGTTATATACATCATAATAAATTGGGTCATAACCATTTGGTGTTGATACGACAATTACTTTACCACCCGTAGATAGGGAGGCCATACAAGCCGCCCAGAAATCACCATCAGCCTCAATAAACGCGGCCTCATCAAATACAAGTACCGTTGGTGTGTAACCCCTCAAGGCATCGCGTGATGTTGCAACAGCTTTTACTTCACAACCATTTGTTAATTTATAATGTCTTTGCGAGTTTTTATCTGCGGAAAATCCAGAACCAACCCATTTAGGCCATTGATCAACAAAAGCCCTAATCTTATTTGCCATCTCCATTGACGTATCAAGTTTGTTGGCAATAATCAATATTTTTTCTGGTTGCTCTTTTTTTGCAAATACAAGTCTTTTTGATATCCATGCTGCCGTTACAGTGGTGACTCCAGCTTGACGATACTTTAATGCAATATTTTCTTCATATTCTTCATAATCGGTAAGTAGCGACACCTGATCTGGGAATAACTCCAAAGGTACGTATTTTGACACTGTATTATCATATGTTTGTAGATATGTTCTTAATGCGTATGACGTATCTTTCATACATCTCACATATTCTAACATTATTTGTTCCTTTGATAAACTCATAGAGATATTTCTATATAAATATCAAAACCCCCAAATTATTTCTAAAATGGGGGTTAAGATTAAGTTTGTTTATTCATTTAATTATATACTCTTATTTCAAAGGAAGTGTTATTTAAAACATTATCTGTTCCTGTTCCTGGAATACCACCACCACTACCAATTACTTTTGTTGTATCAATATATATTGTATTTTGTGAATTATTTGAAATACTAGCGTAACCACCATATGGGCCAGCTGAGCTTGTTATGGTGTTTATATAAACAATTGTTTTATTTGAGGTGAACAAACCTGATGAATTTACTGAATATCTACCAGTACTATCTCTATTAATTGTAATAATCCCAAGAGTATTTTCAATTATTGTTACAACGGGATCTGCAGTTCCTGTTTGTGTTAATAAAACAGCATATACTTTATATGGTAACCCAACACCGGTTAATCCAGAACCATCACCATAGAATGTTCCGCCACTTATTGTTGTTGCGGTTAATGTTCCACTAACTGTTAATCCTGTTACAACACCTATTGTTGCTGATAAATTTGGTAAACCAGTTGTTCTTTCTAACGTAAAAGTATTATTAGAATAGGTATAACCAGTCACAAAAATATCTGACGGTAGATTTAAATAGGTTGTAGCCGAAATAGAATTTCCAACGAATGAACCTGTGTTTATTAAATCTACATTTAAAGGCATAATTTTTTGTTTGTTTTTAATTATTTAATAATTCGTGCAACTCTTCTTCAGTCCAAGTTTCTTTAGCTTCAACTTCAATAAGAATACGACCTTCTTCGGTTTTAAATTTAATACCTTTTGGCACTTGTTTTATTTTTTTTACTTTGTGATTACCTACTGTAATCGGTTCGTCATATGTAAATAATACTTTTCTTTCTACGGTTTCCATTTTTATTTTTTTTATTTAATTTATTTATGCAATTTTTAATGTTCCAGAATCACTCCAAACTGTTCCTGGTGCAAGACCCGCCGAACTTGTTGGTATATTACTAAAATGTAAACAGTTTACGTGTGTTGTACATGCCGCAGTACTTAATATTCCACTACCAACAATAAATGATTCATCGTGTTGTGCTGTATTAGATTGACCACCAAGTATTGCCGAACAACCATTTATTGATGTGTTACAACGACCACCGCTTACGGTTGAATCTTGACCACTTGATGTGTTATTATAACCACCACTTACGGTTGAATAACACGCACTTGATGTGTTACGATAACCACCACTTACGGTTGAATATTGTCCGCTTGATGTGTTAGCTCTACCACCACTTACGGTTGAACTAAAGCCGCTTGCTCTGTTATTATAACCACCACTAATTGTTGCGCAAGAACTTGTTATTCTATTATCATAACCACCACTAATGGTTGAATAAGTACCACTAATTGTATTATTTTCACCACCACCAATAGTTACGGAATCACCTTTAAGAATTGTATTATCATCACCACCACCAATAGTTGAGTAGCATGATGCTGTAGTCATTGTGTTATTTGCACCACCACCAATAAATGATGCGTAAGCGGAAGTTGTGTTTTCATATCCACCAGAAATTGTTGAGTATTCACCAGACGCGGTATTTCTACATCCACCAGCTACAGTTGCGTAACCAAAATTACTACTATAAATATTTGATAAAGTAACATTATCAACACCAGTTGTTCCACTAGGAAATAGACTACCATCAAAAAGTAATGTAGTACCATCTACATATCCAAAACCACCATTAATAAGATTAACATCATAAGAACCACCACCAAAAAAAGAAAATTCAAACTGGGCGCCATAACCACTAATTGTTGACGCGCTACTTGGAGAATAAGGACCAACTGGTCCCCCTGTGTTTAAAGAACCGCTATAAGAACTGTTCCAACCATCAATAGCACCTATAACACCGGCATCATTACATCTTCCACCACTAATTGTTGAGTATCTTGCTTGTGTTGTGTTACTTCTTCCACCACTAACAACTGAATAACATCCGATTGCTTCTGAATTAATACCAGATCTTACTGTTGAACAGTATCCAGAACCAGTTTCATAAAGGTTTAATATTGGACTTCCGTTAATCAATATTGAGCCTGCGTTTATTCTATCTACATTTAAAGGCATAATTTTTGTTTTTAATTTTTTTATTTACTAATAAATATTTACAATTTTGGTAAATTTATTATTATTTCATTTTTTTTAAAAAGAAAAACCCCCTCTCTAATATTTCTACTAAAAAAGGGGGTTTAGGACAGTTTTATTTAAAATTATAACCCTAGACTTTTAAGAATGTCATCTTCTTCTTCATCATCTTCTGATTGTGCTTTATTATATAACTTTATTGCATCTTTATAAATCTGCTCAAATCGTGTTCTTACCTTTTCATTATCAGATTTACTATCAGAAACTACATTTGCAATAATTTCTTTTAAAAATTCTTCAGCTGGGATGCTATATAAAATTTGTTCAAAAAATGGGATATACTTTTTCTCTTCACCACCAAACATTTCAGTAAGTTCTTCTGGAAGTAAAGATTCAATTCTTTTGTCTAATTCACCACCAATACGTAAATTCATTGGTTCATTCAGTAAGGTATCTGTTTGAGAAGTTACTTGGCGGGCGATTTCTGGATCCATATCTTTCCATTGGTATCTTGCTTTTATTAATCTAAAAGCTTGAGATAATTCAAATAAAAGAAATGGAAAAATTAAACCGTTAGCAAAATAAGTATCATTATCGTTTTCATCTTGGTTTTCATCCCCATCTTCTTCTTCATCATCTTGTTGTAGTTGTAGTTGTGATGGTAATTTACCAGCCGCACCAGCCGCATTTCCACCTAATAAATCAATTAAATCTTGATTTGTAAAATACATTAAATCATTTGCACCCATAATCTTGTTATACAAATCAAAGAGTCTTGGGTTAATTTCATCCAATTGTGTTTTATATGAATGATAAGAAAATTGATTTCTTGCCGCACCACCCATAATCATAGCATTGATTACATTTCTTTTTTCAATTTCTAGTTGTTTACTTTCTTCTGGTGTTAATTCATCGGCATCAAAAGAAAAATTAGGAGGAATTGGCAATTTAACATTTTGCGCTGGTTTTTCTTGAAAAATCCTTGGGTCAATTCTTTGTTCACCAAAAAAAGTTAATATATTGATAAAATCAAACTCATATAGTACACCACCTCGGTCTCTTTTTTTAAGTAACAAACCCTCTTCAATAGCCTCTTCAATTGTTAATCCAATTGGTAACCAACCTCTACTACTAGCGGCAATTTGTACAGCTAAATCTCTTAATGGCTCTCTGTGCATTTGTTCTAAAGATAAAACTTCACGAACCGCTGACATCTGAATATCTTGAATTTCAGCTTTTACCTGTGGAGAAGTAAGATTACGTTCTTCACCATAAAAATTTCTAACAGCACCTACAATTTCTTTAAATCTTGTAGCACCTAGTCTTTCTACATCTGAAACACCACCCCTAAAAGCCTTATTTTTTGCATAGATACTTTCTGGATCTTCAAGTCTTGATTTTACTTTTGGGTCCATTCTTTCAGGAAAATCAGCATCAAAGTAATCTTCAACTGGCGCTTCTTTTACAATTTTTCTAATATAATTTTCTAAATTTCTATTTCCCATTTTAATTGTTATTTAATATTGTTGAGATTATTGACATAAACTGGTTTTTTTGATTTTCCGCTTTTGGATTTTCTTCAACATCTGGATTTGGGTCACGATGTGGGTTTTTCTTTTTCGGTTTAATACCAGGTTTTGTAATTGTTCTTTCCTTTTCTTTTTGATCCGCTTTTGGTTGTTCCTCAACACCTGGTGCCGGATCCTTGTGTGGATTTTTTCTTCTTGTAGGTGTTTTAATACCAGGTTTTGTTGTTGTTCTTTCTTTTTCTTTTGTATTTTCTTTCATTTCTTTTGAATATAGTTTACCAATTGGTCTTTTCATCTCTAGACCTTCATCTTGTGCAAACATACTATTTTTTTTTGGATTTTCCAACATAAAATTTCCCGAACCATTATCTTTTTCTTGAATTGATTTTATAAAGTCACGTTTTGTCATTGATGGCTCAACGTGCCGTTCAATCATTTCAAATATTCTTTCTTCCAAAAATCTTTCATAACTTTCATCAGTTTGTTTTTTTGTTGTTTTTTTAACAGTTTTTTCTGGATGTTTTTTTTCCGGCATAGATTCATAATCTTTTTTGGTTGTTTTGTCAGAAAATTCTTCAGCCCTATCGCACCATTCTTTTTTCTTTTTTCCTGTACTGTTTTTACACTTTGTCCAGAATAATCCTTGTTGTGCTTTGGACTCAAATTTTTCACCTATCTCGCGAGTAACAGTAAAACTACCATCTTTATTAGGTGTGACCTCCCCATTTTTAACATTCATACCTTGATTATTTTGTTTCATTTGATTAACAGTACCAGAGTCAAATTTTTGAATTTCAAGAGTCTTTCTTGTTGTTTGAACACCTTCTTTAGTTTCTTCTTTTTTATCTTCAGGTATATCTAAATCTTTTGCAATTCTATATACTTCAGCACCCAAGTCAATAATTCTATTGGAGTTAGGTGACTTTGCGTGACGAGCAACCATTTTCATTTTTTCTAATGCTTCTTTATATGATAAACCATCTGGGTTTTCAATACC